TATGGTAACGGAGGCGCGGCTGGCGGCACCATCGGCGATGCTGGATTTGGCCCAGGACAAAATGGGTCTAACGGAGGCGGAGGCGGCGGCGCATATCAAAATGCTGGCGGCGGCGGAGATGGCGGCAATGGTCTTTGTAGAATTATGTGGAAAAGAACTTAGTCGATAATAATATACCTAGGGTATAGATATACAGAATCTATTAAACTTAATCTGATTGCTGGCCCCGAGGACTTGGAGATGCCTCCCTCTCCCCCTCGGCGGCCTTTTTATTTAAGTATTCAATCTCTTCTCTAAATGCCTTTAAGACCCAGTAGTCAACAACTACTTTATTCTTTGTCTTAAACCAATGTTCGACAGCATCAATAACTAAATCAAACATCTTCTCATGACTAGTACGCATAAATAAATCTTGGGCAATCTGCTTTATTTCGGCTTTATCTAGTTGATTCATTCAAATCCTCTAATAATTTCTTGTTTCGTTTAAGCTTATAGTTTAAAAAATTCTCCATATCAAGAACTGGCGCAAGCACATATATAGAATTATAAAGCTTTTCATATAACCTATCTTTATCGTATTCGCCCTTAAAATTTTTCTCCAGACATAACTTTTCAGATGTTTCAAAGAACATTCGATACTTGTCGCCCTCTTGAATATTTTCTCCAGCAAGTGCCTCAAGTATGTTTGCCTCCTGCTTACGTTTAGGCGTAAGAACCGCTTTAGTTACGGTTTTTTTACTACACCAATCTTTAATATTATCTATACCTTTATGTATGTAATATGCATGATTAACGTAATTGTGATATACTCGATCAACTTTACCGTCAAGTAACCACTTAATAGACTGTTCTAAAACTTTAACTAATGCAGGTTCCTTCATTGTTGCCTTAAGACCAGACCCCTTAATTGTAACCTTATCTCCGCGTTTCATTGCATAATTTTTAGATTTTACAACAAGGAAACTGTCATAGATGCCGTCATCCTCCCAAGAAATACCTTTAGGGGACAGCGCGTTAATTTCTGCTAGACAATTCTGCATAGAGAGACCCTCGGGTGCCTCAAAACTGATACTATCGGTATCGGCATTAACAAGCCTAAAGTCCTTTTTAAAACACCATTGAATTGCAATATCCAATATCTCTCGGCCCTTTTCTGTTACCAACGCGGCCCCAACTGGATAATTAAAGTTCAAACCAGGCGCACCCATAAAACCATAAAAACTGTTAATCATAATCTTACGACCATCCGATAAATCCTTGTAAATACGTTCGCCCGTTTCTTTGTATGCAAGTTTGTCGGCCAATCGTTGCTCAGTAAAGAATTTAACAGCTTGAAGGAATCGGTTCTCTGGGTCTTTTTTCTTGTCGGCAACTTCGTATGATAACATGATAGAAGGATAAAGAGACGCCACGTCAACCTTATAGACATTCTTATATAAACCAGGGTTTCCAATTACATCCGCTCCTTTAAAATCTGCCTTTTCCGTCGCGGCAGGCACGGCTAAACTATCCTGTAAATATGCTCGCATCATAAACGAGTTTACCTGTGACCCTGTTGCTGAGTTTATAATTTCCTGAAAAGACTTAGGGATACTCTGAGCATAATAAAAAAACTGTGGTATCATTAAATCAAAAAGTGCCAGCGCGTCATCTGAGTCATCTTTACAATACTGAATAAACTTAGACCATTCGCTAGGATTATTCCATGGCTCGCGAACTTTTTCAAAGTCCCAGAATTGGCGATCAGCCTTTTGTAACCCTTCATGAGCTATGATAGCCTTTAATCCATAATTAGGATACTGTCTACCAATGTCATATTTCATAGATAGAAAAAATGTATCAACAATCTCTCGTCCAAATATACTAGCGTTGATGTAGTCATAGCTCTGGGAGCCGTCTTTGCGGAACTCCCTGGTATGTCTATCAAATTCAATTGGACTTGCATTACGGCCTAGGTTTAGTTTTGTTCCGTTGAGTGTAGCGACTTTATGCAAATAAGGAAAGTCAAAATTAAAAATGTTATGCCCGAGCATGATATCTGGGTCAACTCCCCTAACCCATTCACACCAAGCATTGAGCATATCCTTAGCACTGTCGAAACTGTTAAAGTCAAACACGCGGCGTGAAACATCGCCAGACCGACTACGATAGGTATTTGAAATAAGTAAGACAAAACTTTCATCATTGATTGTTACTCCTGTGGTTTCAATGTCAAAGGATAATACCGAGACATCATTAACTTTCATATCTTTATAAAAAGTAAATCCTTCGCGCAACATAGCAGATTCAACTGGATTGTAACAACGATAATACTTCTTACCTTCATAATCTAATCCTCGGCAATAGTTATATGCAGCGCCCTTTGTTTTAAACTTTACGAAATACTGGAAATCATTCTTGCCGCCAAGTCTGCCGCACTCATGACTATCATCATATTCTTCTAAAAGTACATAATAATAGAAGGGTCGTTTTTCTGTAATAGTTTTATTTCCATCTGCAATATAATTAATAAGATAATCTTTCATTACTTCAGAACCAACGATGCGTTTAACCGGGTCTTTACCGTATATTAATGGATTATTCATAGTCTATCGACCTTTCGCTCTCGAACGTCTCCAAGTACATAGCTCTGATTAGTTGGGTTAAACAATATTTCTTGATCTTGGAAATGAACCCCGTGTTTACCAGTGCTGAACAAATATCTACGTTCACGCTCTTGCACAAAAGTAATCATAGCATCAACCGCGCCAAAGATCGCCTGTGACCCCATGAATTTGCCTGTCTTGTTTGTGTGATGAACGCCGAGAATATGCGCCTCAGTGTTACGCGCGATATTTCGGATTTTTGCAAGGGCATCTTTTACCTCTTTATAGTTATCAATACTTTCCAATTGACTAATATCAAACATCGTATCTAATACAACAAGTTGCGGAGTAAACTCATGAATTGCCTCCTCTAAATCTGGCAATGCTCGATCATCAAATACAGACCCAACGTGTACAATAACTGGGTCACGAGATGTAATACCTATGGCGTTGAATTGTTCTTTGAGAATACTTGGCTGTTCTTCAAATGTCAAATATAGAATGCCGCCTTTTTGTACTTTGCGACCAAGAAACTCAGACCCATGCGCAATGGATTTAATTAATTGGCGCACAAGTGTAGATTTACCTGTTTTGGGTGGACCGACCATAATACTAAAGCCGCCGACCGTTAATAAATCTTCTACCAGCCAGTTAACATTTCCGGCCTCTTTAACCATAGTATCTATTGATTGAAAGTTAAATACAGATTTACGAGTCACTTCACCTTCTCTGGGTTGATATTTTGGTGTCTCTTTATATGCGTTATTAATTGTCATGATGTCAGTTTCATTAAGAAAGTCTGTGCCCCAATTTGCAGTTGCCTGAATCATCATACTAACACGAAGCTTACATTCTTCTAGGCCAAATCCTTGTTCTTGCATATCCTTAGCCGCTTTAAACAGGCGAACATTACGCTTACCAGCAGGCGCTCCATAAGTAAGAAATTGCATTGTGGAGGCAGATAATTGACCCAAGCTAGAATTAGATTCGGGTACGACTGAAGGCACGATTGGTGCTACATATTTAGTGACAGGCCAACATTTACCTTCGTCGGTAATACTATGTACATCGGTAGACGGATAATAAAATCTTGACGCGTCTTTACACGCCAAATCCGCCGCAGGATAAAATTTGAGAAGCTCATTCCAAGTCGCTGTAAAATCTTTGGCATCTTCGATCTTATCCTCTAGGAATAGGATAACGCGGAAACGATCAGCAATTCTACCGTTTTTTTCGATACGGTGTGACTTGGATGGCATAATAATATGTTTATAATTAATAAAATGTAATGCAGCATCTTCAATGGTATAGTTATTATTGGGGTCGTCATTGTCAACGTCTATAGCAATTGATTGGGCCTCTAAGAAGTTAGCTTTATTACGATAATCATTCCTAAAGACCCCAGTGCTGTAATTATATTGGGTCGCATAATTAATAAATTCTGCCAAGCTATTAACTTCGACTGGTTTAAAATTTACATTATCTTCGCCAATAGAAATACGCATATATTATATTACTCCTAAAAGTTTGAGGGAAATTAAAACTGGGGCAGCCGCGCTTAAAAAAATTAATGCGACTATACCAAGCAAGAAAAATACACCAAGTGCTGTCTGTATTAAGTCCTTCATTAGAATTTATTCTTTGCAGCAACGGCAGTTTTACTTACTTTAGGTGCAGTAACTTTGTTTCCAACTAATTCATTTCCGTCGTCGTCGGCCTCTTCAAGACCAACTAATGCCGACAAAGTTTGGCGGCGGCCATAAGTAATAGCTAATCCAACTTTCTGCATATCAGCCTGTTCTGCAATCATAATTTTAGACGCTTCATTCAACCCAGTTTCAGCATGAGTTAGAAATGTAGTAACTACGTTACGCGCTCCATTCTGAGTGTTAATAATATCGACAGGCTGACTAAGAATAAAGCCATGTTTGGACGCAATAGGACGAATTGCCGCTAACATTTTAGGCAATGGTACATATTTAGATTTATAAAATGGGTTTGATTCATCGCGCTTAACAACCTCCATATCATTATGGAAAGCTAATAAAGCTGTATGAAATTTCAGTCTGGCATCTGGGCCGATTGTTTGGGGTTTATCCATTCTTTTCTCCTTTGAGTTTTTCTATTTCTTTTGTTAATTCTAGTAATTCATTTTTAGCTTTTTTAATGTTTTCTCTTTGTCGCTCGTATGTTTGTTCATTAGTCAAATGGGCCTCCATGCGGTTAGCGAGCATCTGACACTCCTCAATAAGACCCAACATCGAAGAAAAATTATAAGTTTGAAATAAACTCCGCATTTCTCTGAGTACATCACAAAGCGTTCTGGGTGTACCTGTCCATACATCGTAATCCATTATTTACCTCTTTTCCAACAAGTAGAAACATACGGACATTCTTGGCCATACTGATTAAAACAACTATTCAAATTTCTAGGAAATATACCATTATCTATACATTTGATCGTATCATACAAAGCTTCTTTTGTCAAGCTTTTATTGTGTTCTGGGACCTTAGAGACTAAAAGCTGACTAAAACTAGTAGGTTCCATAACAACGTCCAACGGTTCTTTACAAGTTGCGCAGTTTTTACGATTGCCGCCTTTCTCCTTTGTTCCACACGGGATGCACGTTTTGATTTTGTTCTTGTTTAAATTTTTACACAGTACAATAAACCCAGCGTATTCATAATTATGCATGGCCGCGTATAAACTTAATTGTGGAGATTTTAATACAGCGTCGTCACTATATGGCATACTAGAAGTTTTAAGATCAAATAACACCTTTCGACCATCTTTAAGTTCCGCAGTAAAATCTAAATATCCATGCGTCTTTCCGTCATCTAAATGAAGCTGAATATCACTTGCATTTTTAATCTGAGGTAAAATCCATTTGTTAAATGATGCGAGCATTGCGGTAATTTTAATATGTAGACTTTCCCAAACTGCTGTAGCTAGTAGGCTGGTTTGTCCGGCGCTTAGATTCTTTTGGTCCGCTAAAAGTCCTTTTAAAACTGTACCTATATCGTCGGTTCCGGTCCATCCTAAATCTCTGGCATGATTCTCTAAAAAATTCAAGTCAATAAGGTCAAGGTCTAAGTCATTAGTAAAAAAACTCATTTCTTTAAACGTATTTTCTTCAATCATTGAATTTAAGTCGTAGTCCTCGCCCTTTAAAATAGCTCCCACGCATTCGTCGATAATAGAGCCAACAATGAGCGCGGAGGACAGTTGTTCGGGACGATGCTTATCTATATCATAATATTCATACTTTTTTGGGCATTCAGTAAATCTTTTATACCCAGAAAAAGATAGCGGTTTATCCATTTTCGACCTCGGCAGATTCTATACGTTCTTTAACTATCTTATTAACAAAATTTATAAAATCAGTACAGGATTTTTCTTCAAATTCTTTTTCCAAAACTTCTAAATCTTTTATTTGAGGTAAAAGAAGATCAGCTAATCTATACTTATAAGTTCGTTGAAAAGTTTTATGTTTGTCATAAAACACAAATGCATAATCAGTTCCGGTCATACCGTCAACTAAAAATCTTTGTTTAACTCTATTAATAACAAATGGGACATTAAATACTGCGTTATCCATTTTTTTTATACCTGTTGTCTGTGCCCATGTTTTGTTCTATATGAGCAGAAAGCATGGCTAAACAAGCCAGTGCGTGGTCAATATGACTTAAACCTGATTCTGGGTCTAAATCTTGACATCTATTAAACGCATTTATGTGTCTTTGAGCCGCACCAATAAGTCGTCTCCACTCAAAGCCGCCTCTCCAATTATCGTCTGCGTATTTTTTAGCGCCGAATGTGAATGCTCTACCCAGTGCGTCAATGGCTTCGGGCGGAACTAATTCCAATCTATTTTTTTCTGAATCATTTTTCTTCGCTTCGGACATCTAATAATTCTCCTTTCTCTTCAATCTCTTTTACCATAGCTTCGCGCATTTCTAAGGTTTTAATCATGTATTGTTTAGCCTGTGCCGGGCTAAGTTTAACTCTTCGATACACATAAGGTAAATCCTTGTCTCTACCTACTACTATGCCCTTTTTTGTCAGGCGCTGCCACGCATGGGGACTACCGAATACCTTTACACTTAATAAGTTAAATTCTGCCGTCTCGGATTTTTTCATACTTTAATCCTTTTCATCATTTCTACGCAATATTTTACTTGAAATCTGCAATCATCCAATGCGTCATGGTGCGTTCCTTCGCGTGCAGCAGTTGTTCCGCCGCCCGATAGATCAACCAATGTTCTTATATCTCTAGCCGAGCGATAAGAAAAATTAGGTTTAATATGTAAACGGTTTAATGTTTGACATAAAATAACAAAATCAAATGTGGCGTGGCTCCATATATATTTACAGTTAGATAAGAACTTGTTTAAGTCATCAAAGGCTTCATAAATAGGAATTTTTGGTGAGGCTAAAATACTCGCTCGTGCCTCGTTGCTTTGATTTAACCAAAATTCGACAGTAGACGCATTAAGGGTGGCCCCGCTATTTACTGCCGACTGTGCATCTACATTGACTTTAAATTCTCGACCAATTTCACCTGTAGTGCGGTCAAATTCAACGGCACCAATTTGTACGACAACGGCATTTGGGCTTGTGTCTAATGTTTCAAAATCTATCATTACATCTTTCATCGGCTATATCCTTCTATGTTTAAAAACATGGGTTCGGGTATAATTTCATTAGTATTCTTTAAATCATCAACTATTTTAGCGGGTTTACTCATGCATATATCTACGCATGACTCTAAACCTAGTGCTCGGATAGCCGCCGCCGCCCATGCCGCCCCGCTAGATGACCATACAACAACAGTATATCCACGGGCTTTCATTCTTTGCATGAAATTGATATGCCGTTGATGAACTTCGTGTGAAGTCAATAGCCCATCATACGGGTCTTTGATTACTATACGATTCGTTGTAACTATGTGTTCTTTATAGCTTAAATCGTCCCATAAAATTAATGTATCGTCTACATCAAAACATATAGTTTGGTCATTTCCTACTATCATTGGTTTGCCTTTGGTAAGGTTAATAGTGAAGTTCTGCTATAAGTTGTGCCACAATTTGTACATATATATCGTTGCACGATACGGTTAGGCATCGTTCTAGTTCCATGCTTATGTGCGTGTGTTCCGCCACAATTAGGACAAACAATCTCTTTCGTACCACTAAATAAATTGTAATTAGGCACATTGCCCATCATTGGTAACAATCGCAAATATGCCTGTTCTAAGACATTAACATCCTGTTTACAGTATGCTGTCATAATCTTCATAGATTTAGGGTCTCGGGTCAATACCTTTTCCCATAAAGGCCAGCCGCCGTTCTCCATTTTAGTTTCAACGCCTAAGAACTCAGCCAGAGTATTGAGACGATTATTAAAAAGAAAAAGTTTAGACTTAGCAACTGAGCAAGTGTCAATGTGCGGGATTTTTGGGAGAGGGGCCAATCCATGATACACCAAACGGCTATTAAGAAACTTAATATCAAACCTAGTGCCGTTATGAGTGACGATGCCGTCAGCCGTAATAAGAATATCTCGCGCAGCTTCAACAAGTTCCTTATCATTATTTACGTCCTTTTTCCATCCTCGATAGTCCCAGGCATTTAGACATTGTGGGGATTTTTCCCCGAGGACTTTATAACCAAAACATATAACGGAGTTATGTGTAGCTTTCATAGTAAGACCAGGATATGCAGACATACCAGGCAAATATTTCATTACCTTGGGTAAGTCCGCAAGCGTTTCTAAGTCCCAAAAGATGATTCTCGGCTTATTTTTTTTCATTCTGTGTCCTCTGGTCTCTTCTGACCAATCGAAGATATTTTTTGATTCTCTTAAATATCATTATTAACCTGATAATGTTCGTCTTTGTAAATTCAATATTCAAATCTTCACAACTTTGTTGGAAAAGTTTTTCCTGTGCGGCTTCGGTAGAGCCATACATAAACTCTTTTTCCCAAGGTTCTTTTATTTCATCTATATTTACTCGTTCAATATTGGGGGTAAAATATAGCATACCTGCCTTGCCACTCACAAGAAATGCGTCCCGCTTTAAATTATTGTTATTTCGTAATGCCTCAGTTTGTTGCTCTTTAGTAGTAAGAATCTGCTGCCCCTCTGGTGCATTATAAAAATCATTTCCATAATATTCTTTCATAAACTTATTCATCCAGTCGTACTGGGAAACCAATGAACCATCTGGCATAGGAATACTGGGCTTTTTACTAAGCTTGCGCCAATAATCAACGTCCTTTAACTCTCGCTCTACGCCTTTAGGTACACGATCTTTTTTACTCATTAAAAAATCCTATCAACTACGTTCAATTCTAAACATAATTCTGGTGACATATAGAAGTCGTGACTTTTACCTTGCTGCATCCAATAATCAATAGGCGTTCCAGTTAATTCAAACATAAGGGTACACCAACGCTCAGAAAGGGTCTGTGCCTGTTTTACATTGTGTAGGATTTCGGAGTGTTTACCGCCTACTTCGTAACTCATTTCGTGGTGCATAAATTCGGATAATCTGGATATACTACGTTTATCGCCTGCGGCTAAAATTGCAGTAGAAGCACTCATAATTTTACCATAACCTTTAGTGTGTATAGCGCACGTTGACTCTTGCATACGTCCAATAATAGCCAACGCTGTATGAACATCTCCGCCATAACTATTAATCTTTATGGTTATAATTTTTCTTCTATTTTGTGACTCTAATAACGTCATTGCCGTATCAAAAAAATCGAAATGAAACTCTTCGATATCTTCTGTAAGCTGTATAGTGCGAGCATCTAAATTGATGCCGCGCTCTAGCGCCGTTTCCATATTTAACTGGAACCGCTCCAACTCATATCGTTTATCTACTTTTTGATGACGGGGGTCTGACATTACAGAGTATTTCCTCGGTTAGATTCTTTTTCTTTAGGTAAATTACCTGCTCGCAATGAATACATTGTGCTTTGGCTGTATTCTGCATCTTTAGCTCGACGATCAGCAATACGTTTTTCGCCCTCTTCTGCGGTAATATACTCACGTTTAACTAATTCGTTGATATCATCTTCAAATCCGTTAAAGAATACCGTTTGACCTTTTTTCAAAACGATATCGTCAGTAATGTATGCTCTAATAACATCGGTAGGATTACCTTTGTCATCCAGGATTCTTTGCACCAATGCAAATTTACCTGTATTTTTAACTTCACTCATTGAGACCTCCTAATGAGATGTTTCTTTTTCTTCTTTTACAATATAATTCTTATTTCTAATGCCCAATCCCCAGCCAATGCAGAACGCGTGTAAATTTTTTACATCAATATCAGGCTGATTATCTACTAATTCTGAGTAGAACTTTAACATATCCCCGCCAAACACCGCTAGTTCCATAGCCTGCACAAAAATAAGTTGTGTAGGAGTTAGTCCTTTAATGTTTTGGCCCTTCGTATAAATTACTTTACGAAGTTCTTGATATAGTTCGTTGTGATCTTCTATTGTCATTACCATAATGTACCACGATTAAAGGTATTTGTCAAGAGAAATTTCTAACAAAATTAGTTCCTGTTCTCTATGATAGTGATATTGTTCATATATCCGGTCAATAATTCTTTTCACATACAGTTCTGGTAAGTCTTTATACACGTCAGGAATACTAACGTATCTTATTCCTAGCGGGTATTCATCATTTAACTTTCTATGTTCATTAGTGGCATGAAGATTCTCTATCATATAATAGTGAGTTCCAAATGCTTCATATTTAAAATTTCTATACATTTTCATATTAATACCTTACTACCTTTACTTCTCCGCTTACGCTATGTTTAACACATTTTAATCGTTTACCCGGCATTGTCCACATTCTTAACCACATTTTAATCTCCTTTTTGCAAAAGTGTTTTGGCTGATGTTTTTCTAAATTGTAATATAAAAAAGTGTTTTTTGCAAAAGTGTTTTGGCTGATGTTTCAAACTGATACAACTTTTTGTTTGACCACGCGTGTCCCGAAAAATTGTAAATATAGATGATAAAAACGAATCTTAATATACAGTATTTGCTCGGAATGGCATGATATAGTGATATAACTGCAAGAATCGTGCCAATTCTTCTTAATTTGTATCATTCCGGGGCGTATATATTTTTGACATCTCATTATGATACGTTCCAATTTGAGATATTCTCATTTTGATACACTTATATTGCAAAAAACGTGCCACTTATTTTTAAAAATAATTAAAATAATCCTAAAGTTTTTCTCTAATCCGACGATTAGTAGTTATAACAAGGAGTTGACAATGAGAGAACTACTCAAACAATTAAAACAATACGATACTAAAGGACAAATCTTAATAATGTGGTCATGCCCGTCTACTGGTAATGTGTGTATCAGAAATAAAATAAACGGTAAGACCCATGTATTCAACGTAAAACAAGGAGTATTATAATGAGTCAAGCTAAATTAGTTGAACTTAATAATATAATAGACATCTCAAGACATACCGTCAAGAGTGATGTCTCAAAAATAGAACGTCGTATAGCTCGGGAATGGCTAATGCATGAGTCTCAAGCTGATACGGCTATCACATTGCAATTAGAGAACTTAATATTGACGTATGGATTAGACAAAGTTTTAAATGTACTAAAACAAGGCGGTGTAAAATGATACAAATTAAAAATGATATAGTTTCAATCAATCGAAAAATAAAAATTACAAGAAAACATAAAGCCAAAATGAAACACCTAAATTCGAGACAATTTGGTGCATACTTATTAAGCATCTTAGGTTCTAAACAGAATCTAAATGGAATCAATGACTTAATTAAGACTAAGGGGCGCGACGCATTAGCTAGAAAAAGTCCTAATAATATTCTAGTATCGTTTCAGGACTTATTAGACAACGATGGTAATAGAAACCATGCCCCGCGAAATAGTAGCGACAAGACAAATTGGGTTGGAGTTGAGATTGAATGCTATATTGACGGTATCAATTTTAGGGAATCAGAACGTCGAGTTGATTGTGGCGATTGCGATGGTTCTGGTCGAGACTATGACGACGATGGAGAACCATCAGGAGACTGTCCACAATGCGAAGGGGCCGGATATGTATATTGTGATGGGGATGACAGTAATGTACTAATGAAATTAAAACAAGCATTAGAACGTGAAAAAATTACTAGATGCTCCGTACGTCGTGATGGCAGTTTAGACGATGATGGCGGAGTCGAAATTACATTCCTATTCGACGCGGCGCATGGCTTCGCTAAACTTGAAAAACTATGTAATATATTAAATTCGTTTGGCGCTCGCGTCAATTCTGATTGTGGTTTACATATTCATTTAGACTTTAGTCATAGTATATGGAACTCAACTAATGTAATGACAATGGGAAAACGTATGGCATTATTTTTACCTATATTAAGTCAATTCGTGCCCGTTTCGCGTCGTACTAATAACTATTGCAAACTTGTCGCATCTAGTCAAGACAGGTATTCTGCAATCAATCTCACTTCATATTCTAAACATAGAACGATTGAGATTAGAATGCATAGTGGAACGACTAATTTTAATAAGATCAAAAATTGGATTGAATTGTGGACTAAGATCAAAAATAAGTGTAGTAATCCATTGAATCATGAACCTGAAGATTTTCAGGACTTCATTGACATATTGGAGCTAAACGATACACTTGTAGAATTTTATGACAAGCGTATGACTAAATTTAATACAGCTAATAATAAGCCATTACTGATTGAAAATATTGATGGTACTATGATAGAACTAGATAATCATGTACAAATTGAGGACAACGAGGAGCGCGGCAACGATGCCGCCTAATAGGAGAGAACGATATGTGTAAAATTGCAGTATTCACAAATGCTAATAAGTTAGACGTAAAAACTACCGTCAATCGAGCGGGTAATATATTATTAAAATCAGAACGTGATGGGTTTGGCTATGCCGTTCAAGGAGTATCAGGAGTATATGGAGAGAAATGTGTAGACACTAGTTTTATTAGCCGTATTGATTACAAGTTTGAAATACCTCAAAGTGTAATCATTCAAAAATATTCTAAGTTTGGAATCAAGTCAAAGCCTAGTGGTCCTTTAATAATGCATGGCCGTATTAGTACCAATGACAAAGGATTACTTAATTGTCATCCTATGATTAGAGACAATCATTACTTGATTCACAATGGAGTAGTTTCAGACGATGGCCCCGAGTATGTCAAACAGACAACTAATGACTCAGAAGACCTATTATATAGATTCATTGAGGGAATCAATTCAGTAGAAGACAACTTGACTGGATACTATGCCTTTGCTTGTATAGACCCAAACGGTAATCTTCACATTGTCCGTGATTCTGTGGCTTCATTATATATTACATGGCTTGACAAGTATGATACATACCTAATAGGTACTACCGTAGACTTATTAGAATCAATTGCTAAATCTATTGGATGCGAAATTGAAATGATTGAAGAGGTCAGAAAAGACATATACATGGTATTCAAAGGTAATGAATTGACTTATATCAATGAGATTAGTCCTAGAGGCTGGAATTATAATCAATCTAAATATTCCGAATCGAGCCTAGGCAAACTAATTGATTCATATAGTTCTCAGTCAACTAATAAGATTACTACTGTTGACCAGTGGAATGATACGGCTAAATGGAGTAGTCATCACAGAAATAATATTACTGATATAGACTTAGACGATGCTGAATACTACGCTGAAGAGAAATTTTTTGAGGCTATAGACCAAAGGCTTGACGATACTTGTACTATATGGGACAAGCACGGTAATGAAATTACTATGCATCAATTCGATAATCTCACAATAGAACAACAGAAAATGTGTCTAATTGAGACATCCGATGGCGAGTATATTCAATATTTCATTGGTAATGAAAAAGTGTCTTAATTAGAGAATTTATTTTACAATGGGGCCTCAAGTTATGGGGCCTCAATCCGATTAGTAGTTATAACAAGGAGAGAACAAATGAAGCATTGCTGTGAAATTAAATCATACCCCGAAACTATATTAGAGTCAATTCGAGACATTCAACGACAAGTAGAATTTTTGTCCGAAGTGTCTAATAATCTTGAGACATTGAAACGACAAGTATCATTAGAACACAATTTGTCTTACTATGATACACAAGACCTTATTCTAAAATTGAAACGTCTCGCAATGGAGCATATATGAGTATGACTCAGCAGATTCTAATTAGTCTTAGTATAGCCTTTTTTATTTTTGCTTTAGCTAATTTAATTACATTCATTATAGCAATCGAGCATATTAAGTTATGGCTAAATTAAGATACTTATTATTATTACTAATTACTTCTTGTGGGGCATTCAAGGCCCCTAATTTCATTCATTCTGAGTCAATTGAGTTTGATTCTCATATTGATACATACCTAGAATCTAAGCTTGAATATTTAGGTACTAATCAATCATATAGGCATATACTAATCAGATTCGCATCTCTTGAGTATCCCACACTAGGCCGATGCATTAGGCCCCACGATGACAGTCTAAGGACTATTGAGATTGATTCGGCTTCATGGGCTGCAATGAGTCACGCGCGGCGTGAAGCCTTAATAATGCATGAACTAGGTCATTGTGATTTAGACAAGGGGCATACCTATACGGCCCCTAATGTGATGACTCCTAATCTAATCGGCGGCGTATACTATTTTAATAATCGTTCTAGTCTATTATACAAGTTCTTTAATAATCTCTAATACTTATAATTTTTTCATTGACAATGTATCAATCATGGACTATACTAAAGTAATAAGTACGGGTATTAGTCGCACAATCAAGGCCCCTACTTAGTACACTGAGTGAATACCTAAGAGACAATCAAAGGTACAAGCAAAGGTATATGACCGCTAAAGACAAAGGCATATACACACTTGACTCAATCCTCGGAGCGCCTATATACTTGACCTATAGTGGTAGTATACGGCTAATTTAGTGTACTAGGAACTAAGTTCATTCATTAGTTCAAAGTGTTCATTTAGCATTTCTACGCCTAAATTAAGTCATATACACTAGTACATACGATTATTTAGCCTATAACATAGGTAATTATTTAGCGCCCGATATAGACAGCGGCGTATAACACTAATGTGTGTATTCAGGTACTTAGACAGTTTAAACTCCTAAATATAGGTATTATTATATACTTAGTAATATAAGTAGGTATATAGTAATCCTGTCTCATTCTGTATCATGTACCATATTAATACTGTCTCACTATGAGTCAATAAGTAATTCTAATAGGATTGTAGGCACAAATCTTGCAATATGCAATAAGCGTGCCGCACGAGGGTTATGAATCGGGATGAGATGGACCAAAATGATACCCTCTACATAGCACTCCAAAAAATAAAAAATTACTTTTGGTATCTCAGAGTACCTGTAGCGCAATACTGGGCTAAAATATAGAGCCTGGGTCTTGTCTAAAGCCCAAATATAAAGAGGGGCCACTACTTCACAAGGCTCCATATAAAAAAATATACAAATAAGTTAGGGTGGCCCGCCTGGATGCCACGGTTAGGTACCCTTAGCTGCTGGAATAGCGCAGCCACATAGTAGCTCCAGCAGCGCCTACGTTCAATCTTACGGCTTATAACGCGTTATACCGTATGTCTAAAAGTTCTACAGTGAAAAAACTACTGTATATACACTACATTCCTTAATAAAATCAATAACATAAGTCACTTAATGTAAAGTATTGTAAAAATACGTAAAATAGTAAATTTAATATAACGAGAAACCGTCAGTATTTCGATATATCGTGCATTATTAAATCGTAACTCATACTAGTCATTTTGATACAAATGTTCATAATGAGATACTTAGTTGACATATTCACAAAAGATTGACATACTTGTGATATGGAGGACATTATGAAAAAAATGATCTTAGTAGGTTTAATCTTATTGTTGGGGGCGTGTGCCGAAGATGGTAAAGATGGAGTGGATGGCAAACCGGGTAAGCCTGGTATGAACGGTACACCCGGAGTTCCTGGAGCGCCAGGCAACCCAGGGCGCGATGGATTAGACGGTATTCCTGGTACAGATGGTATCAATGGTATTGACGGTGTAAACGGAATTAACGGTATCCAGTTTAGTATTGTGGACCCGTGTGGTGATGGAGTAGGACCCGACGAAGTATTGTTGATTATGGACGATGGTAGGGTTTTAGCCTGGTATCTAAATGTTGGGTTAAGCTTGCTAAGCCCCAATACTACTTATAGAACCACAGACACACAAATGTGCTATTTTATGGTAGTGGATGGTGAAGTGGAGGAGCTATGAAAAATAGAGACGAAGATCACTTAATAAAAGTATTATGGATTTCTTTTGGTGCTATAGTAATTACTTATGTATTACTAATGGCTAGTATTAATATGATCGCGGAGGCGCTGAATGGACTTTAAAATAAATGATGAAATTGAACTTGTAGACAATACAGACCATTATTGTATTGGTCATAAATTTAAAATTAAACGTATCGACGATTTAGCTCCCGAGTATCAAATACTCGTTGGAGACAAGTTATACTATTGTGTTGATAGTAAAGAGCAAGATGCCGAACTATATAATAGAGATTTTAAGTTACTTGATGTTTCAGTAAATACAGACCCCAATTCGTTAAGAGGTAAGGATGTTATCATTATAGACAATACTCGTAGAGATAGACACAGATTAAACTTTGGCGATATTTGTCGAGTACAAAACGTATCTCCATATAGCGAATATGGCGGAGAAGGACAAAGTATATCAATATTAACATCGCGCGGTAGATCGTACTATGTAAATAGACAAGATATTATGTTACTGAGTGAATATAATGCAATGCATGGAACTAACTTTACATTTGAGCGCAGACCAACTGATCGACAAGTCAGAGACAGCGAAGTCGCGCGAAGTCTTGAAATTGACTTACGTAATTCAGAAGAGGCTATACGCAATATGAGCGACCCCAGGTATCTACGGCCAGAGCATAGAGATATTACCTACATTGTAGGTATTGCTGGTTCTATTGAAATAGAATTAGATGGAGCAGCTTTAGCAGCACTAACTGAAGTCACAATAATGAATACTGTTCCAGAACCAACGGCTGATATACCGAGTCACACTTATCCAATTGGCACAGAAGTGCAAATTTTAACTAACGCCGCAGCAAGCCGATGGGCACATAATTTCCCTGCGGGTAGTCGTGGTATTATTGTTGAACACTATCCAGAACCCGAAGTGTACCGAATTGATGGAATAATTCAAATAGTGCCATCATCATGTTTTCGTGTAGTTGAGTAGTTTTAAGAAAAAATAACTTGACAAGATTTAAAAATGTGGTTATAATATCTATATGGCCACATTCCAGCAAAGCGGACAATAAAGTCCGCGCTGTTGATGTAACGAGATTTAAGGATAGGTTTGTCTAATGATTGGTAAACTAGTAACTTGTACATTATTGTTACACCTGTATAGAAGTTATCCACCCACTGAAACACACTGGGCAACTGTTGAAGTGCCTTGTATAGTCGAGGATAGTAGAGGACCTCATGACATAGGCGACGGTAGGCTAAGTTTATATGTGAATTGCGCCGCTTTGTTGAAAGAGGCACGAATGACTCGTACCCCCGGAAATCAAACAAGCCGATGGGTTATCTATGAAGAGGATTGTTTCTAATGTTTAAAGTTGGAGATAAAGTAAAACTTAGAGGGTTTCAGTCAGGCGAGATTGGAGAAATTATTGAAATAAACCCGAATAATGTTTATGTCAATAAAGTAAAATGGAGTGCAAATGAAAGTAGATTTGCAGATAACGAACTTGAATTAGTATCTACACAAATTACACTAGGTCCTGGTGAAATATGGCTACCCGAAGGGTATAAGAAGGATAATTTTGTAGATTGTAAAGGCCCAGTATGTCAATGCGGAGTCGATACGTTAGGCTATGGCAAACATAGCGATTGGTGCGAAAAGCATGATTAGTGCATACGCCGCAGCCGCATTCGTATCAATTAATGTGCAACAAGGACAAGCTATGCCGGATGCAGATGCTCCTAGATATATAGCAAAGGCAATAGTTCAAGAATTAGAATTAAAAGATATCGCATCTCGTTTTGAGAAGAAATATCTAAAGCTTGACAAACACAAAGAACTTGTATATATTGGTATTATAGCTCGGGCAATAATAGAACAACGAGCAAGTTATACATGGCGATTTTAAGCTGGGTAGTTTAATGGTAAAACCCTGGTTTGTTATCAGGACGATGCGGGTTCGACTCCCGTCCCAGCCCTTTTATATGGAGGATTAAATGATTAATGTATTTATAGTTAAGAATAGTAAAAATCCATCGAATTTAGGATATAACCTTCAATTTCCATTTTATGGGTATATTGAAAGTCCTCCCGAAATAGGTAAGCCATTATTAATTTTATCAAGTATCGAATGGTTTAGAACATCTGTTATAACTCATGTTGAAAAAGATGCAAATAATCCGGGATGGGTTATTAAAACACTAAATAGTATTTATACCGTAACAATTAATGAAGATGGAGAACACAATGTTGCATGAAGTCTTAGAAACTATTAAGTTGTTGATCGTTGTATGTGGCGGAATGCTCAGTGTCTGGTTATTTCTAATCTGGATTTATTTCCTTGGGAGAATCGTATCATGAAGTTCACAATATTTGATGCCCTAGTTATTGGTTATTTGTTTGGAGTATTTATGAAAGTAGATATGCCGCTATTTATTCATATTGCAGTTGTGCCTATCAGTCTATTTAGTATGTACAATAATTTAAAAGAAATGAACAATATTGGGAAATTAAAATAATGGGACACCCTAGATATTGTCCACATTGTAATTTTGATATGCGCGGAAAAGAGATACCAGACGAACATAAACAGTATTATGCTGGAGATGGATTTTATAGTGAATGTATTGGTATTGAAGTTCGAGGATACTACGATGGAGTTGCCTATTGGCGTTGTCCCTATTGTGAATATACGTGGGCGAGATTTCCCTGGGTTCCCGCATTTGAAGAACTTATGAAAAAATGTGACGAAAATGGGATTTATAATGAAAACTAAAGGATTTTGGATACATTGTTATAGTATGGATGTCGTGTACGAAGTTCTTAAAGTTTACGACGTTCATGAAGATTATCTAAAGGTTAAATATCGTTGCTGGAACAAAGGACAAGGCACTATGAGTTGGCTTATAGATGGACTTTACTTTAATGGTAAGGTTATGAAAAAAGACCTAGATAAATGGAGACGCCATGAGCCTCTCTCTATTTAAACAAAAAACAAATAGAACATTACACTTACGTGGTCAACTACAAGCCGCTCGTAATTCTAATAATCTTAATGCCATCAAAGAATATAGTTTTAAACTTGCTGTGAATAATGCTGAGATAGTAGATTTACTAGTAGATTTTTTAGAACGTGTAGAGAAGTCCGACGCCGACGGTGCCGTCCGTTCTGCCATAGACTCCGCCATAAATATTCCACAGAATGCGGCGGTTTACGTCTACAGTCCAGACAGGCGTAGAGGTAAATAAGTCGTACTTAACACCTACGGCCCAATCGGGCTTAGGTGTACTTGATTTAATTGATGAACCTTCAGATTGTTCATTCTTTTCTGTTTCAATAACAGTAACTTTCTTACCGTCAGGAAACTCAGTTTTTATTTCTTTACTAATCGTATGTGTACGGTCTTTGTACACAATCTTTTCTTCAATACTGTGCATAGGATTAATATAAGCACCGATAAGAATACCAACAACAAGAATACCTCCACATATAAGAATTTTATTTAACATCTTTATTCCTTAAGTAGACTTCGTATATTTCAAGAAACTTATTCATTGGTAGTGATACCTGGATATCTTCATGATTTTTACAGAAGGCAATTAGTGGTGTATGTTCGGCACGACAGTTAGTTCTAGCTTGTTCAATAGCCGACCATATACTAAGTTTCTCAACATTTTTACATTCTATACTAAACGGAAATTGCTTACGAGCGGCAGGACTAAGAAGTATGTCCTCACCCGGAGCACCCATAGACGCTGACCTAATATCGTCAGATTCTAGTCCATTACTAATATTGAGTAAAGCCTTAGATACATCTTGTTGCAATCTTCGGCCTTTTTGTTTAGCAGATGCCGTGCGCATTAGTTCACTAACGGACAGGCAGATTCTTCAAATTCCACTGGTCCAAAAAAAGTCTCAATAGATACAGTGCGGCGCTCTTGTAAAAGAACATTACTACATTCAAAGTCTGACATTTTATCTGAAACTTTTTGTTTAACAGAATCTTTCCAGTATATCCACCATTCATTAATAACTTTATTTTTATATACAGCTAATGAAATACCAATTCTATCGGCATTCATTTGTTCCATTTTACGAACTACTTGTTTCCACATAGCAAGTTGTTGTTCAACTTCGCCATCTTCAAATTGACCGCGAAATGAACCCTTAGCTCTATGAAACATAAAGATTGCGTTCTCTGTTGCATGACGTTTACCTGGCAGAGCCTCAACAATACCTGCTGCCATAGATGCAGCAAAAATTGTAACAGTTTCAAGATTTTTTATAGTTTTTGCAAATTCAATAAATCGAAGTCCCGAGTAGATTTCTCCTCCTCCAGAATCAACAACTAAATATATTGGATATGTTTTTTTTCCTCTAGTTAAATCTTGATCAATTAGACAGAATTTTAGTTCTTGCATCGACTCGCTATTAACTTCGCCAGCTAATGTACAGTAATTTTTTGTTGTCAAAAGAGTTGGCTCTTGTGCCGCCAACAAAGAAAAAATAAGGGAAAGTAACATTATCGTACCTTTGGTTCGGGTTGTATAAAAATTAATTCGGCTCTAACTTTGTTCATATCCATATTAGGACAGGTCTTGGGAGTAGTGACAGCTTCGCAATGACCAAGAACTCGGTCAATAGGAATATTGTATTTACCTCGAAGCCAGTTTATAATACCAGTGAGGCTTTTTTGTTGTTCGGGACTAAAGTTCTTTTTTCCGACAACACAGATACCGATAGAATTAGAATTTACTCCGGCGGCGTGTGCGCCAGCAACTTCATCTTTTCTACCTTGTTCTATTTCACCATTACGACGAATGATGTAGTGATATCCGATATCGTTCCATCCATTACCTTTGGGCGGTTTATCGGTATGCCAAGATTTGATTTCTTTATATCCAATATCCATATAATCTGGAGAATCGGAACAATGAACAACGACAAGATCAATCTTTCTCATAATGCCTCCAAAAATAGTATAGTCATTCTGCGCGACTATACTATGTGTACATGGAGGGCATAGTATGTCCAGAAATAGAGCAGGCCGTGCCGAGCTAATTAAAAGACGCGAAGAAATTCAACAACTTATCTTATCTGGTCATAATACCGGAGAGATAGTTGATATGATGTCTGAGAAGTGGAAAACCACAAAAAGAGCTATTCAAGAGGACCTCCTAAGAATCAGCAAAGAGTGGCAAGAACGCGCCCCAGAAGAAACTCAGAAGATGCGAAATAAATACGCCGACAGGTTAGAGTTCATGTACAATGAAGCGATGACCAAAGGCAATCTAAAGATCGCACTTGAAATCCAAAAAGAAATACATAAATTAAATTCTGTATATCACGAAAAAGAAACCATTAACGAATCCGAAATGCCGAAGTTTATTAATATTAGTAAACGTGACCCATTGAAGGTAGTCGGTGGAGAGTAATATACAATTATCCGATAGCCAATATGAATTTATATTTGCGAAAGAACCGCACGTATTATTCTGTGGAGGAGTCGGCTCGGGAAAAACATTTAGTGGTGCATTATGGGCAATAATGATGGCCCAACAATATCCAGATTGTAGAGGATTAATTACAGCAAATACCCATTCGCAGTTACAAAAGGCGACACTAGCGGAACTCTTTGGATTATGCGATACATTAAAAATTCCTTATAGACATTTATTAAATCAAAATAAAATTTTTATTGGTAATTCTGAAATCCTTTGTTATACAATGAAAAAACCAGAAAACTTAGCTGGACCCACGGTAGGATGGTGGTGGCCAGACGAAGCATCTTTTTATAGTCAATTGGCGTTTGACAAAGGCGCTGCTCGCGTACGGGATAAAAAAGGCCCATGTCAAATACGTTTCACTACAACCCCGAACGGGTTTAATTGGCTATATGAATATTTCATTGAAAAGCCCGCCGACTATAAAAAAGTTATATATTCAGCAACATCGGATAACGCGGCAAACCTACCTGATACCTATGTGACACAACTTGAACAGCAATATGACAGTAAGATGGCCGCTCAAGAACTTAGTGGCCAGTTTATTAATTTGAACTCAGGTCAGGTATATTATGCCTTTGATCGTAAGAAACACGTTAAAAATATTGAACTTACTGATCGAGATATGCTTTTTGTTGGGCTAGATTTCAACGTACACCCATTATGTGGCGTTTTTGTGGCAAAGCGTGGCGAAATGTTATATATAGTAGATGAACTATATCTGGAAAACAGTAATACCTTCGCTGCGGCCAAAGAGATAATCAGACGCTATCCGGCTCGCTATGTACAAATCGTGGCAGACGAGACCGGGAATAGACGCAGAACCTCGTCAAATCAAACCGATCATGAAATCCTCCGCAGGGCAAATTTAGAAGTAGTTAAGTTTACCAATCCGCCTGTCAAGGATAGATACAATAACTTAAACCGACTTTTTGATCGAGGCTACATTAAAATTCATCCTAGATGCGTTAATCTTATTAAGGATTTAGAACAATTAACTTATGATAACGAAGACCCGATGCTAAGTCATATTTCTGACGCTACGGGTTATGTTGCGTGGAAAGTCAACCCTCTTCAAAAACCTAGACGCTCTGGTCGTATATACAACCCTTAAACGCACGATCAGACTATACTATAATCAAGGACCTCTATGAAAACAACTAAACCTTTAGTTCAATTAATACCTGATATCCTTGCACATTATCGCAATTATTGGGGTCAAATGCAATTTGAGCTAAAGATGTACAAATTACATGAAGGCCAAGTTCGTGAAGCGGTTGAGGCATCACTTAAAAATGAGATGTTATCTCCGTCTGCCTATAAACGCGCGGTTGAGCGCATCCCCAGTATTAACGTAGTTCAAAAGGTATCTGACAAATTATCTAAGGTTTACGCAGAGGCCCCTATTAGGTTCTCCGAAAAAGACCAAGAATTGATTACCGAATTTACTGATTCGTTATCGCTAAATGCATATATGGCTGAAGCCAATCGTTCGTTTAATTATAATAATCGTTGTGCATTAGAAATCTATCAAGAGGAGGGAGTACAGAAACTTAAATTGTTAAATGCTCACCAATTCTTACCGTTTTCTGATAGCATCACAAGTCCAAATCAAATGACCGTATTTATTAAACTCTTGGGACAAGAAACCCAAAGACAAGAGGCCGTTGCTGATAATATGGGCTACCGAGACCCGAAGCCCGATCAAGTTACAATGGTAGATTTATTCGCGTTGTATAGCGACGATGAATTTATGGTTATTGATTCTAGCGGCGCAGTTCGCTCTGATCTAATGGCTAAAATGGGAGCTACCTCAACGGTTAACCCATTTGGGGTAATACCTTTTGTTTATATTAATCGGTCTTTCACCGAACTAGTTCCTTTCCCAAATCAAACCGGATATGACCTAGGTATTCTTGTTCCTAAACTTTTAACTGATCTTAACTTCTCCGCCCAATTTATGAGTCACTCAGTTATATGGACGCGTAACGTACAACTTCAAAATCCAGATATTAACCCAGACGCTATTGTTGATCTCGGTGATACTACTCCAGATGGAGGCACACCTGATATCGGAGTTATTAAACCTGAGACTGATATATCCAATGTTCTAAGTCTTATTGAGTTTCAATTATCTGCGTACTTGTCAACTGTTGGAATAAAGTCAGGCGCAATCGGTCAACTTGAAGCATCAAATGCATCTAGTGGTATTTCTAAAATTATCGACGAAGGTGACACTACCGAAATTCGTAAAAAACAAACAGAACTATTTCGTATGATTGAAAAGGATTTTTGGAATAAACTTTCTACAATGCAAGCATACTGGTCTACAGGCGCGATTGTAATTAAGAAAGATAAATTTAATCCGGCATTTATTGAAAGCTTTTCTATCAAATTCGCCGATATTAAACCAATCGAATCTGAAAAAGATAAATACGATAAAATGAAAGTTGCTCGTGAACTTAAATTAATTACTAAGAGACAAGCACTTAAAGAAATCTACCCTAACTTACCTGAAGATCAACTTGATGTCAGACTTGAAGAGTTAGAAGAGGAACTTAAAAAAGAGAAAAAAGAAATGATGCAAATGGGACTGACTCCTGGAGCTACACAACTTGATCGTCAAAAGGCTGGAGTATCGGATGCTAACTTAATAAAGAAGGCCGCCAATGGAACCCTCCCAGAATAAGATAATACGCATCCCAGATAAATATAATGTATTACAGAGACAAAAAATTGGCGAAGATATAGTTAGGTTGATAAGACAAAGAACGCAGAATGGGCTGGACGTAAATGGAAACTTGTTTCGAGAATATGCGCCGTCTTATGAAAAATCTGGTCAACCTGTGGATTTGAGATTTAGCGGTAATATGATGGCCGACCTAGAGGTACTTTCTCACGGCGTAGGATTTATTACCATTGGATTTATAGACCCCGAGTCAAATGATAAGGCATCATGGATACAAAGACCAACTGGGCAGAAGTTAGGTAAACAGCCTATCAGGAACTTTGTTGGCATAAGCCAAACAGACCTTGACCTAATATTGAGTAGATATGACAATTAAAGATTTACAAAAAAAACTTAATCGTCTATTACCCGAAGCAATTAATCGTGACTTAATGACTGATATTGCTAAAGCTGTTCAGACTAATGTGAAGGCCAGAACTCGTAGAGGTTATGGAGTTGACAAAGAAGGCGCACCCGCCAAGAAATTAAAACCTCTTAGTGATACATATAAAAAAGAGCGTAAAAGATTAAAGGCCAAAGGCGAACTACATCCAGAGACGACACCAAATAAATCGAACCTCACTAAAACCGGGGCAATGATCGACTCGGTAGATTTTGAAGTTACTAGCAATAATGAAGCGCGTATCTTCGTAAGCGGTGAAGCCAATGAAAAAAAGGCCAGATACAATGCGGAAAAAGATCGTAAGTTTATGAATCTTAGCCGCAGAGAAATTAAAGATATAACAGATATAGTTGAAGAAAGATTAAATAAAGGTATAAAGAAAGGCTAGTAGCCGGGAGAAAATATGCCAGAAAATAAAGAAAATAACGGTAGTGCCGTGGACGATCAGAATGTTTCTGACGACAAAAAAGTAGTTCCTGTTAGAGCGTATGAAGAGGTTACTCGTGATATGCATAAAGAGAAAGCAAGACGCAAAGAGTTGGAGGCATCTTTAAATGAGTTGCAAGCCCAACTTAAGCTTCAAGAAGAGGCTGAAATGCAGAAGCAAGAACAATGGAAAGAACTCTATCAGAAAACTAAAGCTGAATCAGAACAGGAGAAACAAAGAGCCGAACAAGAAAAGAATCGCTATATGCGTTCTGTAAAAATGTCCGCGCTTAAAAGTGAACTCGGAGGAAAAATTAAGGATGAGTACCTCACGTTCGCAAATCTTGATGCTATTACGGTAAATGAACATGGAGCAATTGACGCTGATTCGGTACTTAGTGTAGCGAACCAGTTTAGAAAAGAGCACGGCCAATTGATACCAAAATCAGATAACGCTAATATTACAGGACATTCCCCGTCTAATTTAGACAACTTTAACCCAAAGCCGATCAATCAAATGACTCATGATGAGAAGGTTGCTCTGCTTAAGCAAATACACGCAAATAAACAATAGGAGTTTATAAATGGCTGCAATTACATCCGCCGCTAATGTCGGCGTAACTGAGATGGAACTCATTGCAAGTATTGTTGAGGAAAACCGTTTAGCTAATACGGTTCTAATGAACACTACCGAAGATCGTTCTAATCTTTTACAACCCGGTATCAAATCACTTGAATTACCACGTTTCCACGCTACTGATAGCGCAGGTTTCCGTCGTTTTGGTGACCCTGATACTCAAAATCCTGATGGTGAAACACCCGTTGCACTTAAAACTGTAACATTAGATGTTGACATTATCAACCTTAACCAATGGAAAAACTTGTCTTATCGTTTGCCCGATAGAGTTGTTGCTCAAAACAGAGTTAATCTTATCTCTGAATTTGCAGCACAAGCTGGTAAAGATATGGCTCGTTACATGGACGAATCTGTTCGTGTAGTCTATGCTACCCTTACTCAAGCGGTAACTTATGACGGTCCCGCAGATGCCGATATTCCTGCATTGACTGCAACAATCAGTCTTTCAAATATCGCTCAAGCGCGTTTGATCTTGGATAAACAATATGTTTCTTCAATGAATCGTTTTCTTATTATCTCTCCTGCACAAGAAAAAGCTATCATCAAAATGGATAACTTTGTTAATGCAGACCAATATGGTTCAAGAGAAGCACTTCTTAACGGAGAAGTTGGACGCATTTATGGATTTACCGTAATTAAATCTACTCTTCTTGCTGACGATGAGTCGTATGCTGTGCATAAACATTGCGTTAATACTGCAATGCAAAAAGCACTTGACTATGAAACTCAACGCGCAGACGTTACTATTCGTGCCACTGACTACTCTTTCGCAGTAGGCTGGGGATTAACACTTATGGATGGCGGCGCTTACGGCGTTAAATTCGAGCTATAATAGTTTAATTCACTGAGGGGCTTCGGCCCCTTGGTCTTCTTTAGGTAAACTATGAACGAGAGAAAATATATAACATTGTCACTACAGGCCGATACGCCCGAGGAACTATCTATCCTTACGATAGCTGCTCAGACGAATTGGGGTATGACGTTAGATTTTTTTGATTTCTCTCAATTAAAGAATGGTAAATTCATTTGCTGGTTTAAAGTTCCACTTGCTGAATGGAACGAGAGGGTAGCAAATGGCTAAGATTCCTTTAACGGGTCAAGGTACAACCCTTGATAATGAATATAAGAAGTTTCGTAGAGATGAAACCACAGATGAACGGTTTGTTGCTGTTACTGACCCAGGCGTCGAGGTTAAACTTGATGAAGTTATTGACGCGCTTGAGAATATAAATTTTGATGGCACTGTTACTGTTTCTAATGAAGTTGAAGTAAAGAATGATGTCGGAAACCCTATTCCAACTAGCGACGCCGATACACATACCAAGTTAGATGAAATTAACGATAACCTAACTAATGTTCAAGATTCTATTGATACATTCGCAGCACAAAATAATGCAGACCTTGGTGTTATATCAGATGAATTAAGTGACGCAAATGTTAGTTTAACCTCTATTGATAGCAAACTTACTGCGCCTTTAATTGTATCTGCACTTGATTTAGATATTAGAGATTTAGACTTTGCATCGGACTCGGTAGATGTAAGCGGTTCAATTGTTGCGCTAGACGCTCCCACATTAGCAGCACTTGAAGATATTACTGTAACTATTTCTGGCGGAGCCGTTGAGATAACAAATGATCTAGGTAATCCTATTCCGGTTTCGGCAACAGACTTAGATATCAGAAATTTAAACCATACACAAGACCAAGTAAAAATTGGCGATGGAACAGATACATTACTAGTTACAACGGCAGGTGAAGCGCATAGTAAGGTTAACGCAGCGCCGCTAAATGATTTAATATATAAAATAGTAAATTTACGATTAGACGGGACCGGAGTTAAAACTCTAAATGTTAATGGTGCCGTAACTCCACAAATTTTTTCCTTTGTGCCTGCCGCCAGTGAAACATGGTTTATTGAATCAGTAAGTCTGGCTATTGGAGACGGCGCAAGCCCGGATTTTAATGAATTTGGTTCATTGGGTGCGGCCTTAACCAACGGATTAGTTTTAGAAGTACAAAGTAAAGGCGTATTGTACGAAATAACCAATATTCAGGATAACCTAGATATTTCTTTATCTTTTATTAAATGTTTTTATCCTTCATCGGGCACAGGATGGTTAAACGATCAAGATAACTATATGGGAGAATTAACTTTTCAGAAGCCCATGTTAATTCAAAACTCTAGTGCAGATTTTATCAGATTTAGAGTTAGAGATAATCTAATTAATATAAATTGGCTACAGGCAAGAGTTAAAGCTTGGAGGATGCCATAATGGTATGGTCAGAGTTTAAAGCATTAGCCGAGAAATTAAAACTATATATTCAACTTGAAAAAAGTTATGACCATAAATATATTATTGCTATATATAATGGACCAAGAGTAATTCAGTGTGTTATAAATAAGACAGAACCTCGCAATGAAGAACAAATAGATTTTGAAAATAATTATTTACCTAGTATTAATGGTCCAATATCTAATAAAGATTTAGAAACTGGCGGACTTCAATACACACCAAAGTACGCTCCAACTGGATGGAAACAACAACGGTTTGAAACCGAGTTCCAAACATCACAACAAAATAGTATTCACGAAAAAAATTGGTTAAATGAAGATATTGGATGGTCTAGTTTAAAATTCTATAAATTAGTAGAAGGCCAAGAAATTGAATGTGAAGATCAAGCCGATATAGATATTAATTGTATTAGAACTGATCTTGAGTGGATGCCCGATATTGATTATATGGTAAAAGGTGGATGGGTCGCACAATTTGAAACCTTAGATGAAAATCTATATGTTTGGACCCAAGGCGTTGTATTACCGGATATTTACGGAGGTCCACAGTTTACATTTGCCGAGGGCGGCATGAATATGCGCTATATCGGAGCCAGGGATAAAACTGGCCTTGATGGAGTTGCCGGAACTATATTATATTATGAGCATCCGCTATTAGGACCAGGCGCAGGTACAAATAAAATTAGATTTATTGTTAGACACACCGCAGGAAAAAAACACAGGCTTCAAGCCTTATTAGATATATTTAGAGCGTAATATGAAATCGAACAAAGGCTTTATATTTAGAGTTATTGTAAATTCATTTCTAGCACTAGATCAATTATTAAATACTATTATGTTAGGTCATCCAGATGAAACAATATCTAGCCGACTTGGGAGAGCCTCTAGTAAAGAACGATATTTTTGGGTTAGATGGTTTAGACTTTTTGTAAATAAATTATTTTGGTTTGATAAAAGAATAAACTCCGATGGAACTGTTACAAGCCATTGTGAGGCCAGTATAATACCATTAGAACAAACAACATTTCGGACGTTGGACTACGAACTCTGGTCGTGGGTTAAAAAGGATTAATATGAAAGAACACATATATAAAGGGATACTCGTTATGTTCTCAGTTTTTGCTCCAATTCAATCTGTACTCTTTGCGTGTGGTGCTCTCATTGTGGCCGATATGGTTACAGGTATAATTGCCGCTAAAAAACGCGGAGAGAAGATTACATCTGCGCAGATGCGTAGGAGCGTTAGTAAACTTATTGTATATCAAATTGCTATAATTTCAGGCTTTATATTAGAAAAATATATGTTACAAGATTTAGTGCCTGTGTCAAAAATCGTTGCAGGTGTAATCGGTATGGTAGAGTTTACCTCGATTTTAGAAAACGGTAGTGCTATCGCTGGTAAAGATTTACTTGTGTTAGTATTAGAAAAACTCGGCTCAAAGAATGCGGAGAAAAAATAATGGACCAAAGAACAAAATTAACAGTCCTTCATGATAGTTCTGGATTTACAGACTTTTCCAACGAAGCACAAGATTTTAGACGGGATGCAGTTACAATTGATTTTGTAGATCAAGACCATCTTTATATTGGATATCATAAGCCGATTAACGCATTCTATGTTATGTTAAATGCGGTTAATGCAACTCCTGGCTTACTTGCATTTGAATATTATAACGGAACCGCTTGGGAGGAATTAGTAGTATCTGACGATACGAAAGTTTTAACTCGTTCTGGATTTGTAACCTGGGAAAGAGTTGAAGATTCTGCCGCGACGGAAATTAATAACTGTGAACTTCATTGGGTTCGTATCCGGTTTGATGGAGACGCACCTGATATCGTAATACAAGCAATTAATATAATCTTTGCTGACGATAATGATGTATATGCAGAAGAACCTGCCCTTATTGACCCAGCCTTTTATCCTAATGGTCAGACAAGCTATATTCTCCAACACGTTGCAGCTAAAAATAAAATCATGGCGGAACTTCGTAAATTAAAATATGTAAAGCAGACCGAAGATGGACAAGAGAACATTAACGAATGGGACATACTTGATATCTATGAAATGAGACAGGCGGCCTGTTATTATGCAATATGTCAAATATACTTTAATTTCTCTGACGACCCAGAAGATCAATACTGGGCTAAATATAAAACCTACGAATACAAGTTCGAGGAGACCTTTGGATTAGGCCGCCTACGAATTGATATAAACGACGACGGCAAAGTTGATGAAGCCGAAAAAAGGCCAATTAAGGCAATGACTTGGAGTAGATAATGGCAAATCCCAGTGCTGCTAGAGACTTACGAGACTCTATAAAAATGTGTCTGTCCGAAGAGGCTGGGCCGGACTATACTACATTGAAATACGTTGATAGTGCTAATTTAAGCAAGAATACATTTACTATGGGTCATGATAAAAGGTACGGTGTCCGTCCCGGTGAGACCCCAAGAAATGATGTTGCTGTAGCGAATCAGGCATTAACCTATACTCAGACTTTTCAGTTCGTGCTCACGAAAGGTTATAGTCAAACTGGTATGACTGACGAAGCTAAATTCGAGGCGTTCTTAGATTTACATGAGATAGCCTTAAAATTCAATAATAGGGTAATAAAAACTAAAGCAGGTTTACCGGGTACAGTGCTCAACGCGATAAACTTCTTTTTAGAAGAACCCGAATTTTTGGATGATAAAGTAGCCGTGCTCACAGGAAATATAGATATAATCTATAGGCTAACTTTATAAATAGGAGATTTTAAATGGCAATTGCTGTAAGAGATAATACCTCCTTTGCTGTAGAGATTGAAGTGACCGAAGGAACTTACGTACCGCCTGCATCCGCAGACAGTTATGTACAGGTTTTAAAAGACGGCACCGAGATGACTCGCAGTCAGGAGCTATTACAAAGAGAAATTTTTACTGGGTCTATTGGTAAGACTCAAAGCCGAGTTGGTATGCGTTCTGTTTCAGGCGCGATGCCAGTTGAGCTAAGAGCAGGTGACACAGAGGGCGCGGCCCCAGAAGCAGACAAACTATATACGTCTGCACTTGGCGGCAAGAAAGTACGCGCGGCTGTAACTACAGGTACAGGTAATACTGCAACAGTTCTTCAAATAGACGATGCAGATATTTCTGGATTTAGTAGATATGACCTTGTTGTTGTTAAAGAGGCTGGCGAGTTCCAATTTTCTTGGGTGAGCGCAGTCGATACAACTCCAAGTGCAGCTAATATTACTTTAGGTAAAGCATTGACTGGAGCACCTGCGGATAACGTAGAAATTTCTGCTACCACTCAATATTCTACTGCAAATAGCGGACACCCAAGTTTGTCAATTTCAAAATATATTGAAGCTGCTAAACTTGAACAAGCAGTTGGCTGTAAAGTCAACTCAATGAGTATTGACAATTTTACTACTGGACAAATTCCGTCCGTAAATTTTGGTTTTGAAGGATTGACTTTTGATAGTTCATTGACTGCAAGTCCTTTTACACCAAACTATGATGACAGCTTGCCCCCAATTGCATTGAGAGCGTGTTTACATCAAGATGGAGTTGATATAGCAGTTAATAACTTTACACTAGCACTTGAGAACACTCTTGGCTTTGTGACATCTACTTGTTCTGAGAATGGACGAATTAGTTCGCGCGTTACTGCACGCTCTATTACGGGCACTTTCAATCCATATAAAGATGATAACTCATTAACACAGTTTGAAAACTTTAAATGTAACGTACCTTATGACCTTTTCCTTTGGGCATTTAACCCAGATGGCGGTTGTGACTTTAACGGCGAATTTGTTAATGGCGTTGCGATCTTCTTAACTAACTGTATCACTACAGAATTAGGCGAGAGCGATCAAGATGGTCTATTAATCGAAGATGTAAGTTTTGAAGCTACACGCGGTCCACAAGGCACTGACGAAGAAATGAAGATTGCATTTTTCTAGTTAAAAATATCAGTGTGCGGTAAAAGCGTACACTCGCCCCGGAGGAGTTTAGCCGGGGTTACTTTACTTGTTTCTGGGAGGAAATATGAGTACAGTTTATCGTATAAGCGATAGAGTCGATATTAAAGTTGATGACATCGTTGTAACAATAAGCCCATTAAATTATAAAATTAAAGCTGATATGCAAGCCTGTGTTATGGCGGGTAAGCCGATGGATGCCGCTGTACTTGCACTTAAAAACAGTATTAAAGGTATTAAAGGTTTACAACTTCATGATGGTTCTGAATATGAACTAGAATTTGATGCCGATGGTTCTCTTAAAGAAGATTGTATTACAGATTTATTAAATATACCGGAATCTGATAAATTAAATGTTATCGCAATTAGTCTTATAAACGGAATGCCGCAAGGCGAGTTTTTAGACCCGCAAACAAAAAAGCCGATGGATGGCGTTAAATTTGTCGAGAAAGCGAAACAAAACAAAAAAAAGTAGATAACCAGGCATTAGCCTTAACCCCTCTTTGCTTATATCTATTCATCAAAACTACCGAAATTTCATCATTAAGTAATTTTGATAGAGCGTGTCTGGTAGCTAAATATAACTCACATTATAAGCGCGAAACGGTAAACCCAGAAATATTCAATAAAGGGTATTCAGAGGCTCAACTTAAGTACCTCAGAAAAAGTTTAGGAACAACTCTTAATATAAGCTGCAACATGGAGTTTACTCAAGAGTATAAAGATTATCCTGAATACTATCATTTTAATTTCGCAATGACTACATATCACGCTTTTAATAAATCAGGCACCCTACCCTTTCCTGGGTCTGTATCAGAACAACCCGGGCAGATTATGGATATCTTTGACACCATATTTGAATTAGATATGGAACGAGAAGAGGATAGCCGACGCAAGGCCGAGAAGGACCGTAAACGTAATGGATGATATTGATATAAAGATAAAGATAGAAGCCGCGAAAGCGGAGGCTACCCTAGCGAAACTTAATGCGACATTGAATATCACCGCAGAAAAAGAAAAGCAGGCATCTTTACAAACTGACATTCTTCAAAAAAGACTAGATCGAATGGACGAAGCCGCACAGCGTTCATCTAAAGGATTTAGTATTCTTAATATTGCCTTCGCGTCTTTTATTGGTAACATTACATCACGGGCAGTTACTACATCTATAAATTCAATAATTAATGGTATCGGCGGATTAATAAGTGCCGGACAAGATTTTGAAGCAGGTCTTATTCAAGTTGCTAAAACAACAGGATTAGGCGAATCTGCTGCCAAACAATTCGGCGATGAGATAACTCGCATAGCATTAAAGATACCTGTCGCGACTGATAAATTACTTGAGATTGCAACAGTTGCCGGACAGTTGGGTATTAAAGGCGTCGAGAATCTTACTGCATTTACTGAAACTCTTGCTAAATTACAATTAACAACTGACATAAGTGCAGAAGAGGGTTCTCAGGCTGTTGCTCGTATTCTTGGATTAACTAATGAATTACAAGAAAACGGTTCTGATAACATCAAAAAATTTGGTGCAGTATTAACAGAATTAGGAAACAATTTCGCGGCTACAGAGTCTCAAATCCTTAATGTGGCTAACGAAGTCGCTAAGGGTACTGCCGGATTTGACATTGCGTCAGAAGATGTTTTAGGATTAGCTGTAGCATTCAAAGCTTCTGGTTCCGAAGCGGAGATTTCTGGTTCTGTTATTCAAAAAGTATTTAAAGAAATTGGTGAGGCCACAGTTGAGGGTGGAGATAAATTAGCATTGTTTGCCAAAGGTGCAAACATGACTACAGAAGAATTTACTAAACTATTTCAACAAGACCCCACTACTGCATTTCTTAAACTCGCTGAAGGTTTGGATAAAACCAGCGAAAGCGGTACAGAACTTAATCGTAAACTTGTTGAACTCGGGTTTAATGATGCTCGTGTACTTAAAACATTAACTCCGTTAATTGCAAGATATGACACACTAAGTACCGCTATATCTACAGCAAGAAAAGAAGCACAAGAAAAAAATGCCTTAGATCAAGAGGCAGCTAAATCCGCGCAAAGTTTAACTGCTGATATCCAACAACTTAAAAATTCATTTGATGCACTAGGCAAAGTATTATTTACGGTAATTGGGCCTATCTTGAGAAGTATTGTTCAAGGTATGACCGACTTCATTAAGGTATTGCTTGAGGAAAAAAATCAACAATTAATTCAAACTCTAGCAGTTGGATTTACTGTGGCATCCGCTGGACTTGTAGTTTTAGCCGCTAAAGCTATTATAGCAACTGGGGCATTGGCGGGTCTTGCGACTGCCGCTGCGGCGGCATGGGTAGCTATTACTGGACCTATCGGATTAACTATTATAGGACTAGCCGCAGTAAGTGCCGCTGTCTATGATATTGTTACTACATTTCAGGATTTAAACGCTGAAGCCGATAAAGCACAAGGTAGAAAGAATGCTGACGACTTAGCTGAAGGTTATAAAAATGCCGGAACTGAGGCGCAAACTTTCCTGAGTCACTTAACCGCAGTAACTGGTGGACTTGAAGAGGTTAGCATACCACTTGATCGCCAGACTAAAGAATTAAATGACTATGCGGGTCAATTAAAAAATGCCGGAGTTGCATTTGGTGAATACGCTGCCGCTGGAGCTAAAGCCGCCGCTATCGTTACGGCATTTGAAGATGATAAAACCAGAGACCTTAAGAAATTTTTTAAAGATGAAGAGATTGCCAAGTTAAATTCTAACTTTGCTATTATACAATCAGAAAAGGAAAAAGAAGCATTCCTTGATTTTGTTGCTCAAGAGGGCCAACGTCGAAGAACAGAATCATTTAAAGCATCTATTGGATTAGATAAACTTAGCCTCGAAGCACAAAAAGATTTTCAAAAACAAATGCAAGAGCTTCGTAAAGCCGAAGATGATTTCTTAAAAGAACAGGCTGAGCAGAGACAAAAACTTGTAGATGACCAATTAAAATCAAAACAAGATGTTGCTATTGCAGAAGAGGCTATAAGACTATTTACTCAAACTGAAGAACAGATATTTTTAGATGAGCGTTTAGTTCAACTTCAAGATTACTTTACCCGTGAAGAGGAGGCCAGAGTTCAGGCCGCCCTTAACGCAGAACAAGATGAAGTTAAAAAACAGACTCTTCTTAATAAAGCAGTTCAAGAGGGACTAAATAAAAGACTACAACAAGAACAACGCGCGGCACAACAACAAAGACAAATAGATGCACTTAAAGCGCAGAGTCGAATCGCGATTGCTACAACAACTTCGGAACTAATTACGACTATACTAGGTAACGCTAGTAAAGAAGCCTTTATTATTAGTAAAGCGGTAGCCTTTGCTGAAAATATTGTTAACACCCAATCTGCTATGGCGTCGATTGATGCGGCATGGGCATGGAACCCTCCTGTAGCCGCAACATTAATGGCTAATGCCAAAATTCAAGGAGCATTGCGCGGTGCAACAATTCTCGCGTCAGCTATTAAAGGATTTGAAAACGGCGGGGTTGTAGGCGGTTCATCCTTCACTGGCGATAATGTAATGGCTCGTGTTAACTCTGGAGAGATGATTCTTAATCGTCAGCAACAAAGTGAATTATTCAAAATGGCACAAGGCGCAGGCGGCGGAAATAGAAGTCAAGAAATCGTAGTTCATACAACGGTTGAATTAGATGGTGAGGCAGTTGGTCACAGTGTATCTCGACAAGTTGCAAATGGATTAGTTTTAGGAGAAGTACAATAATGTCTTGCGGTGTAGTATTCTTATCAGATAACTATTTAGATGACGCAATCGTTGAGTTGGACACTGGCACAGAAAACGCACAGTTTCCTTTAAGTAATATTTTTAATGAAAGTCCGGCATATAAATTTCGCTCTATGGAAAACACTGTAGTAATTGTATTTGATTTACAAACTACTAGACAAATAGACGCCATTGCACTTCATGGGGATACTAATGGCACTCTGGGGATGACGAATGCGTCAGTGCGAACGTCATTAACTACAGATTTCACAAGTTCTGTTGTGACGAATGTACCACTTGATGCTGAAACCAGATTAGGTTATGTATTTATGGATGCAGTTGACCATAGATTTGTAGAACTTACATTAACGGGTACTGGGGTATATGTAGAGTTATCTAATATATTTATTGGTGAAAAAGTAGAACTAGAACAAAATAACCTATCAATTTCATCATTTAGATATAGCCTACGCGATAATGCTACCGTCTCTGCAAATAAATATGACCAGATGTTTATAGACAAACGAAATTCAACTAAATATGTTTCAGGCGCATTAGAGTTCTGCACAAAGACGGAACAAGAAATACTTAGAGAGATATTTGACCGTCATCAACGCAGCACCGCATTTTGGATGATCGTCGATCAGAACGGCGAAGGCATGAATGATGGCGAGTTTATATTAACCACTTATGGATATTTAGAAGAGGTTCCGGTTTGGAGTGCCTCTGGTGGACAACATTGGAACGCTAATATCCGCGTAAATCAGGCAGGATAATGACTTTAGTTGTAGACGAACTATTTGATGGAGTAGTATTTACTCAAAATTTTCGCATCAACAAAACGATGTCATTGGCACACTTTCGTCCTTGGATTATTAAATGGGGCAATCCTGATGGTCAACTTGTTTTACAGGTACTTCAAAACGATGAAATTTTAAAAGAAGTTCGCTTAGAATCTGAATTAATAAATACTATGATACCTGGAAC